AGATCCCGATCGAGCCGGCGGACATGATTCAAAAGATGTGGGCGCCGGATCCGCTCAACGACTACTACGGGATCTCGCCGATCTCGGTGCTGGCGAGCCTCGGCGACCTCGACAACCAGGGTGTCGAGTTCGTGCGCGCGTTCTTCTACAACGCTGGCGTGCCGGCTGGCGTGCTCACGTTCAAGGGCAAGGTGCCGTCCGAGGAGCGTGAGCGGTTGAAGGCGCTCTGGAAGGAACAGCATGCGGGCCCGGCGCGTCGCAGCACGCTGGGCTGGATCGGCGAGATGGTCGGCGGCTGGTTCGGGGGACGGCCGGTCGGCAACTGGCACGACGTCTCGATCCTCGACGGCGATGTTACCTATCAGCAGATCGCCGCGAAGATCGAGCGCCTCGACATCGCGCCGATCTTCGGACTGACGGAGTCGAGGATCTGCGGCGTCATCGGCGTGCCGGCCGTCGTGGTCGGGGCCCTGGTCGGGCTGGAGCATGCGACGTACAGCAATGCGAAGGAATACCGGAAGTCGTTCTGGCAGGAGACGCTCGCGCCGCTCTGCGCGGATCTTGGTGAGCTGCTGACGGTGGATCTCGCCGCGGAGTTCGGGGACGATCTCCGCATCGTGTTCGACACGGGGATGGTCGAGGCGCTTCAGGAGAACCAGGACACGCGGCGGAAGTGGGCGGTCCAGGGTTTCGAGGCGGACCTGCTCACGAAGAACGAGGCGCGCGAGGTCGTCGGCATGGAGGCGCTCGGGGACGAAGGCGACATGTTCAAGAGCGAGATGGCGCCGGTGTTCGATCCGATGGCGCTGCCGCCGGTGAACGGCAACGGCAACGGGAACGACCAGGCGCCGCCGAATCTGAAGCATCGTCGGGCCCGGGCGCTCCAGGCGCGGCAGCAGCGAGCGCTCCCGCCGGCGTCGGTGCGGGTCATCGCGGATCAGGTTGGGGGTCTCCTCGCGCGCGATCTTCGGGTCGTGACGGAGCGGTTTCGACAGCAGCACGCCGTCACGAACGGGCATTACGGGCCGATCGAGTACCTGGCCTCAGACGACTCCGTGATCCGGGCCCTGCATGCCGTTGCCGATGCGGCGGATCCGAGGCTCCGCAACGCGTTCATCCAGGCGGTGACGAAGACGCGCAGCGCGGCGGACCGCGAGCTGCTGGAGATGGCGCTGCGGGCCGGCGACGTGGAGCACGCGATGGCGGCGATCCCGTGGGGGGACGTCGGCGAGGCGGAGCTGCTCGAAGCGCTGCCGCCGATCCTCCAGCAGACCGTCGTTGCGGCCGGGAAGGTGGCCGAGTCGACGATCCCGGTCGGCATCAGCTTCAACGTCACGAACCCGCGCGTCGTGGCGTGGGCGCAGAACCACGCCGCCGCGCTGGTCGTCGAGGTGTCGGACGGTCAGCGGGAGGCGCTGCGGGCTGCGATCGTGCAGTCGATCGAGGCGGGGCTCCCCGCGAACCAGACGGCGAAGATGGTGCTCGACGCCGGGCTCGGGCTGACGCAGCGCCAGGTGAACGCGGTGCACGCGTACCGGCAAGAGCTGATCGACGACGGCCGTCCGGACGATCAGGTGCAGCGGATGACGGACAAGTACGCGCGCCGCACGCTGCGCAAGCGCGCGGAGCTGATCGGGCGGACCGAGTCGATCGCCGCGTCGAGTCAGGGGCAGCGGGAGCTGTGGGTGCAGGCGCGCGAGCAGGGGGCGATCGACGAGAAGGCGCAGCGCCAGTGGCTCGTGACGAAGGACGATCGGCTCGACGAGGAGATCTGCCTGCCGATGTCGGGGCAGCGCCGCGGGCTCGATGAGTCGTTCACGCTTCCCGACGGATCGGCCGTCATGGCGCCGCCGGCGCATCCCGCGTGTCGGTGCGCGACGACGCTCGTGCTGGGGCGCTGATATGGCGATCACGATGGTCGACAAGACCGGAGAGCCGATCCCGGACGAGGAGATCCAGGAGACGATCCGGGCCCTCGGGCAAGAGGTCGTCAAGAATCCTCTCGGCATGCTGCAGTCAGGTCAGCCGGCGTCGATGACATACCTCTCGGCGATCCGGGCGATGAAAGACCTCCTCGCGCTCCGAGCACTCCTTCGTCATCGCAAGACGGAGAGCTGATTGGCGAGTGCCATCGCTCCCCTGCCCCTCGACGTGCTCCAGCACATCAAGCTGCTGATCGACGGCGGCTGGACGGGGCAGATCGCGATTAACTTCAGGGATGGCGCATACATGGGCCACGACCTGAGGGCCCACTTCCCCGCTGAAGCACCAGCCGTGGTGTTACCGTCCGGGGAAAGTTCTTGCAATTCTTCCCGAGGTCGTGTTACCGGGTAGAGCCATTGAAGTAACGACCTGACGGGCGACCGGACACAAGCCGAGCCCCCGGGGCCAGAAGCAACGGCCCCGGGGGCTTTTTGTTTGTCCAGTCGCCGGCACCCGAGGGGCGATGCGACTGAAGCTGAACCGGACGGCGGGCCCGCTGGAGTCCTTCGCGGCGAAGTTCGCGACCTCCGACGTGAACCTCGAAGCCGGCTCGTTCAAGGGCATGGCGTCGGTGTTCGGGTCGGTCGTCGACGCGTGGGTGCCGACGATCATCGAGCGCGGCGCGTTCGCCAAGACGCTGCTCGAAGATCGCGGTCGCGTCAAGGTGCTCTGGCAGCACGAGACCTCGAAGCCGATCGGCGTTCCGACCGAGATGGTCGAGACGTACGAGGGGCTCGCGGTCACCGCGAAGATCAGCCAGACGGCGCTCGGCAAGGACGCGCTCACGCTGTTGCGGGACGGCGTGATCGACGAGCTGTCGATCGGGTTCGATCCCGTGCGCACCGAAGAGCGCACGAACGAAGAGAACCGGCCGGTCACGCGGCACATCTTCGAGGCGAAGCTCTGGGAGTTCAGCCTCGTCACCTTCGCCGCGGATCCGATGGCGAAGATCCAGGCGGTTCACGCCGCCGCTCGCCGTGCGATCGAGAGCGGACAGCTCGACACCTTCCTCCGCTCTGTCCTCGACGCCACCGATCCGGACACGACGTCGCTCGCCTTCTCGGCGTGCGCCGCGCTGCTCCGTGAGGCGCACGAGGGGAAGGTGCTCAGCGGCCGGAATCGCGGGCTGGTGAGCGATGCGATCACCGCGCTCCAGGCGTTGCTCGACGCCGCGGAGCCGAAGTCGAAACCGGACTCGGAAGACGTGCAGACGCGCGCCGACGTCGACGCTCACGAGCAGCGGCTCATCGCCGCGAGCGTCGCTTCCAAGCTGCGCACTTTGGCCCTCGACCAGCTCGGGGCGTACGCCCTCACGCCGTAACCCGGGAAGGGAGACGACAGCGATGCTCGACAGCAAGATTCGTGAGAAGCGCGACGCCTACGGGAAAGCGATCTTCGATGCCCGGGAGACGGGCAAGCAGATCGCTGAGAAGCAGGAGAAGGGCGAGGACGTCCGGGAGCTGTCGGCGAAGTTCGACAAGCAGTACGCCGACGCCGAGAAGCTGCGCGGCGACCTCGATCGCCTGGAGCGCGAGCTGAAGCTGGAGTCGTTCGGCCGCGAGCTGACGGAGCCGGTCAGCGGTGTGCAGGCGAGGACTGCGGCGGCGCCGAAGCCGGACACTCGGGAGCAGTACAAGGCGGCGCACAAGCTCGGGTTCATCGCCTACGTCAAGCACGGTCTCGGTGCCGCGCAAGAGGCGATGCGCGAGCTGCTGGCGAGCCTCGGCCCGCAAGAGCAGCACGCGCTTCTCGGTACCCAGGGCGACCTCGGTGGGTTCCTCGTACCCGAGGACTTCCGGTCCGAGGTGATCCGCGATCTCGCGGGCTTCACCGTCGTGCGCAACCTGGCGCGCGTGATCCCGACCGGGTCGAGCGTGCTGGTCTTTCCGTCGATCCAGTCGGCGACGAACAACGCCGACATCTACGGCACCGGCTTCGTCGGGTCGTGGAAGCCGGAAGGGTACGTCACTGGTGGTACCGCGCCAACGGTGCAGAATCAGCCGAAGTTCGGCCAGGAGCGCATCCCGGTGCACTCGTGGCAGCCCGACGCGATCGAGCTGACTCAAGAGCTGCTGAACGACTCGGCGGCACCGCTGGACTCGATCCTCGCCGAGATCATCGCGGAGACTCGCGGGCTCGACGAAGACGCGGCGTTCCTGCTCGGCTCCGGTGTGGGCCAGCCGCTCGGCGTGCTGCACGCCAGCGCCGGCATCACGACGGTGAAGACGGGCAGCGCGACCGCGCTGACGTACGACGGTCTCGTCGACCTGACGTACAGCCTGCCGGCGCAGTACCGCCAGCGCGCGACGTACGTGATGTCGAGCCTCGGGTACGCCGGGATCCTGAAGCTGAAGGACAACCAGAGCTACCCGATCATCCCGCCGAATAGCACCCCCGACACGCTCTGGGGCCGGCCGGTTCGCTACAGCGAGTTCGTCGCCGATCCGGGTTCGGCCACGCTGCCGATCATCTTCGGCGACTGGCGGTACTACGGCATCGCCGATCGCCAGGATCTCCGCGTGCAGCGGCTCAACGAGCGCTTCGCGCCGAACATCGGGCTTCTGCCGCACGCGCGACTGGGCGGACAGCCGCTCCGCAAGGCGGCGTTCCGCGTCCAGAAGTGCGAGGTCTGAGCCGCACGACGGGAACGAGCGAGGACTTCACGGCGCGCGGGTAGGCGCGAAGGGAGAGACGAAATGAGTGCAGTGCCGGACCTCAAGAACAGGCTGAAGCTGGTCAATCTGCGGGGCCCGAACGCCTCGACGACCGGTACCACGGCGGTCGCGTCGGCGATTCTCGACCGCGCCGGCTACGAGGCGGTGCTGCTCGTGCTGCACACGGGCCAGCTCGACGACGCCGACGCGACGTTCGCCGTCACCCTGGAGCACGGCGACGATCCGGCGCTCTCCGACACGGCGGCGCCGGGCGCGAACGACCTGATCGGGACGCTCGCGGCCGACATGAATCACCTCTTCTCGGACGACAACAAGCTGCGGGCGATCGGCTACAAGGGATCGAAGCGGTACGTCCGGATGACGTGGACGCCGTCGGCCAACAGCGCCGCGGCGGCGTTCGGGATGTTCGCCATCCTGGGCAACGCCAGGACGCTCCCGGCGGCCTGATGTCTCGTCACCATCGGTACCGGGAGACGGCGGTTGTTGTGCCGTCCGTCTCCGCGGTGCCGGCTCCTCAGCTCTCGCCTGCGGTTGCGCCGTCGGAAGCACCGGCGGCGGGCCCGGGCGAGAGTCTGCTCGCGCACGCGAAGCGGTGTTCGCGCTGCGGAGTGCGTTTCCTGGTGCCGTCGAACCTCGATCAGCACATCCGAGCCGAGCATGCCGTCGCCGGTTGACCTGATCGACCTCGACTACGCCCAGGTGCACCTTGGCCAGTCGAACCTGTCCGTCGAGGATCAGCGACGGCTGGAGAACATGATCACCGGCGCGTCGTTCGCCATCGAGGGCTTCTGTCAGAACGCCTTGATGCAGCGGACCTTCACCGAGGTCTATGCGCGGCCGTACGGGGAGTATCTGCGGCTGCGGAAGTACCCGATCGTGTCGGTGACCTCGATCACGGATCCGGCCCTGAACACGGTGCCGGCGGCCGACTACGTCGTCATCGCGCGCACCGGATCGCTGCGGTATCCGGGCTCCTGGCC